TTAGCAACATCTTCGTCATGTATTAGACGAGCCATATTACTTCCTCTTTGTAAGTTGTTTAAATCATAACGACCAGCTGAATCTTTTTTTACTCCGAATGCTTTCATAGTTTCGTTTATATCTTTTAAAAACTGTTCTATTTCTGGATATGCTCTAGCTGATTGTAAATCTTTCACTTGGAGGTCAACAGCAAAACCACCATACTGTTGGAAGGCAGCAGGTTTAGTTCCTTTTTTATGTGATACAAAAATATTTGGTCTGCCTTTATATTCGAACACCATATCTGCTTTCGGTCTTCCAGGAACTTGTTTAAAATTATCTACATCAAAAGTTTCTTTTCCTACTTGTAATCTTACTATACCATATTCTCTAATTAATTTTTTTAAGTCAGCTTGTACTGTCATAACTTGCTCACTTTCAACTGCTTCGGTTTTATCAGTTTCGCTTTTTACTCTATCAGAAAAATTAATTAAATAATATAAAGCAAGTAATAAAACAGTATCTGATTTAGAATAGCTTTTAGTTTCTGCTGGTATCTTTAAAGGAATGAAAGTTGATTTGGCAGTATTAATACCTGTAAAACTATTTTTAAGACCAGCAGGAAATCCTGCGATAGATTTTATACTACCACGACCCACACGAAATGCTATACTCTTAGAAAAGATATAACACATAACTTGTTTATTGGGTGTTATCTTATCGAGTATTTGTTGTATTTTAGGATCTGAAGCAAATCGTTTTTCCAGTGTAGCTTTTGCTCTTACTGCATTCTGTTTGGCTTTTACAAGATCTAGATCGTTTTCGAATTTAGACATATCACTATTTATTATAGCTTTTTAGACCAACCTTTTATTAGGGCATCAACTTTAGTACCCCAATTTTTTTCAAGCATTTCACGATTAGTTTCAAGCCAAGCGATTTTATTTTTTACACTTTTAATAGCTTTAAACTCATCAACGAGTATCATATACTCAGGATTTTCAAGTTTAGTTTTATACATAATTTACCTCTCAATTGATTTAATACAGGTATTCTACCTGATTTTTTTTCAAAAGTAAAGGGAAAAATTATGTTTTTATTAAGTGCTTGATTTTCTTGGCATAGTCAGGTTTCAGGAAGTCAACCTTTGCCCAAGGAAGTTTATTATATCCTTCCTCTTCTGCCCATCTAACGAACATACCGACTTCTTTACCATGTGCTTCTATCTCCCAAGGAGCATCCCAGTAATCCATCTTCTTGGTGTTAAATGCTTTCTTCTGATATCGTGTACGAAACCCATCAGAATATTCGTACATTTCACCAGATGCCCACTGCTTGATATGTATCATTTCGTGAGCGATAGTTTCTAGCATAGGTCTTAGTCTGGATTGTTCTTCAACCTGTATCTTAAATTTACGAGGTTTATATTCCTCATCATCAATCCAGGATAGTCCCTGGACTTTTTCTTTTAGATATAAGTTTTTTTGTATTGATATGTTTACAGTGACAGATGTTCGGAGTCGAACATCCATGGTTTTTCGTGATACCCAGTGGGCAATAGATCGGACAAGTTTCCTTGTCTCTGCGTCTCCACCACGCACATTGATAATTGCCTTATCTCGATACCACTTAGCCATCAACGATATTTAGTTTTCGAAAACTATCTGACCAATATCTATCTTTCCTAGAATATGATTGACCAATTCCAGCTGGTCTGCTTCATTATTATTAGAGAACTCGGTAATATAAGGCATGAGTTCAAAGTTAGATAATATGTTAGATAGTTTTGTTTTCCTTGAATTTAGGAACTTGTCGTCCTGATTATCCTTCCTAGAGACATGTCTTTCATCTAGGATACTTTGGTCTGCTTTTATGTAAATACACTCTAAATCGTGCCCCATAGCGACGATCTCAGATAGGAAAGAAGCAGTAAATAACCTATCTCCCTCAAACACTATATGCACTCCAGATGGCTTGTATGAGTCCCTCATCCACTCTATTGCTTTAGGTTGTACTGCCATTGATAGTCTATCAGTACCTGAAAACATCTGGCTCTCATCGAAATAATCTTTTCCGAGAACAATCGTATTTAGATCTTTACACCACATACCATACAGCAAGTCAGTAAGTTTTACATCTTCCCACTTGTATGGTTTCATCCACTGTTTCATCAATGTAGATTTACCAGTAGCTGGTTCTCCACCTATCGCAACTATCATTTGAATGGTCTCCTCTTATTTTCTTTTTCTACTAATGTGTGTACAAGATGAACGATTTTTACCTCAGGACATCTTTTAGATATTTCTCTGATTTGTATAGGATCGTCTTCAAAGTGTATTCCAACTTTTATTCCTCTATCTTGTTCAAGCCATTTAATTATGGTTGCCTTATGTACTCCAGATCCTTCCCTAGTTTTTTGAGCAAAGTTTGTTGGGTTCATAAATACTTCGTTGTCTATACCTTTTGATTTTAGCATAGCAGAAGTTTCATCCCACTCTTCAATAGATCTACCTGTGATGATAATGTCATCCTTACTCGGATACACTCCATTGTAATCACCCATAAAGATGACACCATCGATATCAAATGTATTAATTGTTTTCATAATCAGTATGACCAGCTTGATATGTATAAGGCAAGTCTAATGCTTTAGGATTGTTTTTCTTTAACTGTGGCTCTGTCATTTTAGTAAGTTCTCTGCGAGCAAGTGCGTCACATTCAAACTTAGCATCCTCAGTTTTTAATTGTACAGGAGGTGTCTTTTGTGTCCAAGCACTTGGACCTCTTAGGAAACCAACTATACCCATCTCAGAAGCAACCTTACAGAAACGAATAGCTGATACCACCACTCCTCCTGAGTTTGGCGAATCTTGTACTGAAAGTCTAGCTGACATTTCATACCTTGCCCCACCAAAACCATAAGCAACAATATCTAGGTTGGCGATTTTATTATCGGAGCCAACATAATCCCCTCCTGGTTTTTGAAATACTGTAAGACTTGGTCCAGCATATAAAGTCATACCAGCTGTTGGTTCTTCCCTAACAACATTTTGACCTTTCAAAACATTCTCTTTAGATACATGCTTACTATGTAATCTTTCTTTGTAAGCCATATTCAAGAAGTCAGTGTTTGCTGTTCTACCTGTACGAATATTTTCTTGACCTTGTGTAGATCCTGCTGCCATATTCATTTGAATATGTTGCGTCACTTGTAAACCAGAGTCTATCATTGCTCCTTGTAATACCTCAGATAATCTAGAAGCACCCCAAGCAGATCTCATATCAGAACCAACAATAGTAAGTCCTTTATCAATAAATGATTGCTCTACTAATTTAGATTTGTTAGTTTCGATTAATGTAGGAATACAGTTTACGAAATGACAACCAGCTTCTAGACATGCTGCCATATAGAACTCTGTAGCTTTCTCAGAACCAACTGGCAAGTAATTAATTACCACATCTACTTTATGAAAGTTAAGTTTATCAGCAACTTGTTTTTTAGATAGGGCAGTATCTGCACCTGTTCTAAATGATACTTCTTCTGGATAATCAAGCATGTGGTCAGCAACACCATCTAGTAATGGACCTGAGTAAACTTCTGCTAGAGAATTTACACAAGTAAAATCTAGCGAGTCGACATGGTCCATAGCACAGTTAGGTCTGGATCGTAATGCATTTATTAAGTGAGTTCCGACTTTTCGTGGGTCAATATCGAAGCCACAAACGAACTCGATATCATTTACAGTGTATCCTCCAATATCTGGATACATTAGACCAACTTTATCTTCGGGATTTTGAATATAGTATTGTACACCCTCTACTAAAGACTTGGCACAATTACCGACACCAATAATGGCGACATTTATTTTTGACATATATTTCTCCTTTATATCAGTTTATTAGAGTGTGATATTTGACTGGATCAGAGTAGCACACTTTTCAACATATATATAAGAATTCTATATTAGAATTTCTTAAAAGTAAACCTCTAGACCGACTTTTTCTCCTGACATTTTTGTCAAGTAATTATTAAAATTATTCTTTATTTCTAATCTGGTATAATCATCAAAGTCAGTAAGCCATGATTGTTCTATACCAAACTCCTTGTACATATTAGGCAAGTCATCATTATCATCATGCATATTAATCATTTGACCTGTCTCAGCACCTGTCTTCATTAGGATCTTATTCTGAAATGTTTTCTGTACGCAAGGTGCAGCATGCTGTGATACATTTTCAAAGAAATCCCAATCTAGCTCTGGCCATGCCTGTTTTAATTTGTACCATCGAGTGTAAGCATCTTGAGTTGGAGTCCCAGGAGCATCGCCACCAGTCTTAATCATTTTCTTATATTGACATAAGTGGGTTTCCATTGTAAATGGACTATTAAAATAATCACTCACATGCTCATTACAACTCTCTATAAATTCTTGTTCTTTTCTTTCAATCCATTTTATATCATCACTGCTGTACTTGGTTTTGCTATCTAAGTCCATCAGTTCTGGTTTATTATAAATGTAAACCAGTCCAGATCTTACTGACCAATTAGAAGGATCTGTCGCTAACATACTCTCTGGTTTTATATGACGCATCCCATCACATAACTCATAAAATGCTTGAGTTGTCAACCAACCAGACATACGACCTATTCTATAAATTGACATAACCTCTTCTAAGGCATGGTCGAAATCTTGAAAGGTATCTAACCATGCTCTAAGAGAGCCATATTGTTGTAAGACTTTTTCGTGAATATCTTTTAGGATAGGGATAAACTTTCCCTTGTTATATTTTGTATCTTTAGCAAAATGTTGTCTGGCATAATTTTCATTATTCCATTCTTCTAGATATTGCCAGTTTATTTTTTCTATATCAGGGAAGTGTGACCAGATAACCCAAGCCATTGATGATTGGTATGTGATACCAAATAGCATAGAAAAATAAATCCTCTGCTCATCAGTCATAGCACCTCGTGTCATGTATGCTTCATTATAAGTGTAATGGTCAACATCACGATGCTTCATTCGCCAAGCATATGACCGAAGACACATCTGTACCCTATTCTCAGGGAGTCTCCAATCTTTGTAAGGTTTATCTATATTATCTGGGTGTAGATATTTCATCGTTTGTACAGTGTATCTAATCCCCATACATTTCGGTAAGAAATATCCTCACCTAAGAACATAACTCTTTTATCTCCTTTGACATAATTAAGTTGTTCTTGTACAGGTGTAAATCCTTGCCTGATAAGAGACTCTCTAACTGTACTTTCATAGTCTGACAGTATTCTATCTGCCCAATGAAACTCTAATGATAATTGTTTTACAGAATCAGGTATGAGCCAGTCTGGGTCGAACATACGATATTCTTCTCCTTCGATATCGCATTTTAAATGTGTAGGTTTATATTTTTCAAATAATCTATACCCATTTACAGTTGCCACAGAAACTTTCTTTTTTCTCATATTTTTCGCAGCATTACTTTTAGGATTAGTTGTGCCTGAACAGAACTCTTGTTTACTGCCTGTCATATATAAATCTATATTACCAGCATCTTGATTAGTCACTGCTGCTTCTATTAAAGCAAATCTCAGATCGTCACCTAGATTCTTTTCCATTACTTCAAAGTTTTCAGGATGACACTCTACACCGATATATTGTTTTATTGGTTTGTCCATCAACATTCTTCCGAAGCCACCAATGTTAGCACCCCAGTCCATAACTATGGCACCCTCAAGATCGTCAAACTGTGAGTAATTAGATAGGCAATCATTTACCATATCTTTATCAACTTGTAATGCTTTACCATCTACCTCACGAACATAGGTATTTTTAAACATTCTATATTCCATTAAAAGAAACCCTCTAAGGAACTAGCTTGGCTGTCAGGATGATACTGTACCAATACATCAGTTCCTAATTTATTTTCAAGAAAATCATACCACTCTTTTTCATCCCACATGCCAGGACTAATACCATTCCATAATGGTCTTTGTAAAGGATGCTCTTTATTAGTTCTACGAGCAGTCACATATTCTTCTCTAGTTTGTTCGTAATCCCAAGAGCCAAGTTCTAACATCTTTTCTCTGAAATAACATACAAAAGATATTCTTTCAGCTTCTTCATCTTCTAATACCATTGGTGTATTACCATGAATACCATCGTGATTGTTAATCAATAACAAATCTCCAGGACGGATATTCACAGCCACTTTATATTCAGGAAGTATTAGATACCCACCTGAGTATTTACCATTATTAGATACGACTGTAAGATTAGAGAATCCTTCATTTAAATCACCAGCATCTCTGTGATAAGCTGTTCTAAAAGTTTTGTTCACAGTAGCAGTAGTAAAAACAGTGCCAGGAATAACAAACTTAGAATCTAGTTTATTACAAGCATCCATTTGTTTACCATATCTTACAGGCAACAGTTCTTCAAAACCATTTGATAATCTTTGTAAGAAAGGGAATGCTCTTTCAAACTTATCATAATTATCTCTAGTATAAGTGGTAGGACGACCAAAAGGAATACGAGGATATCTATCAAAGTATCCTGCGATACCAGAGAACACTGAGTTAGCATAAGAAGTTGTAGATGTTAATTTATCATTTACTCTTGTTGCTTCAGCAATCATTTCATCTCGTGGTAATACTCTAACTTCTTC